ACTTTCAAAAAAGAGAGCCTGCCGCACCAATGATGCGACAGGCTCTTAAGCCCGTATTATACGGTTTTAATATACATTTTCAATTAGAACTTACCGTTCTTAGCAGCTTCCTCAACAGAAACAGTAATGCACGTATTTATCGCATCCGCTGGCATTTTTGTTGCCTGTATGTTTCCTATTCATCAATTTTTATACCTATTCAGCACTTCTCACGGCTTATTTAGCATTCCTCTCCGGCATACACGAAACCTGTCTCTTCCCAAAACTTCATCGGGGAAATGTAGTAATCGTACTGGCTGCTCCCTTCCTTCTTAAAAGCAACTCCGAATTTCAAAAATCCAAGGATAATACCCTGGCGTATAAACTGCTGGTCTTTCTTCATCACTCTTGCTGCAACCGCTACCGGAACATTTTCGCCAGTGAACTCCGGTACTTCCAAATATACCTTACTCTTATCCATTTGTCAATTAACTCCTTTCTTTCTGTGCTTCCGTCAGAGCTTTCACGATGTCCTCTGCTTTCTTTGGCCCAATTCCTTTTACACCCAAGATCACATCTCGAACCTCACTCTCTGTCAATCCTTCCGCATCCTTCATTCCGTCTGCATGGCCTGCCTTGTATAAATTCTGACAGAACTGGTCCATCTGCTGATGATCCATTTTCTTTACGTCCTTGTACGTCTTACGATTCAATGTGTACTGTTTCACAATCATTCCTCCAATCCTTCCAGGTACTCTAATATTGCTTCTTTATCTATGCACATCTCTACAAAATGATCGCTTAAATCCGTGCAGGCTGGTTCTATCGGTTCTCCGCCATAGCACCTCATTCCTTTCGGACATTCTTCGCTAAGCGTGCAAAAATCACATGGTTCTTCGTTTTGTATGAATGCCTCTACCTTCCCAACATCTTCCTGGCTCATATTGTCCTGCATTGCGTCTATACCTCCTATTATGTGAATGGCAATTCACTGTCCTCGTCCACGCTCATAAATCCACCGTCATTCTGCTGTGGTGCCGGTGCTGGCTGATTGCTATATGTACCACCGCCCTCGGTGTTTTTGCTCTCGGCAAATTCCTGGTCCTCTGCTATAACGTCTGTCGTATATACACGCTGGCCTTCTTTATTCGTGTAGCTTCCAGTCTGTATTCTGCCGGTCAGCACAATCTTTGTCCCTTTATGCAGGTATCTCTCAGCGAACTCTCCCGCCTTGCCGAATGCAACGCACTGGATGAAGTCTGCTGAGTTTTCCTGGTTTTTTCCTCTTCTGCCAACTGCCAGGGTGTATCTCGCTACTGCCATAGCCTGCTCTCCCTGGGAATATCTAACCTCCGGATCACGTGTAAGGCGACCCATTAAAATTACCTTGTTCATCTACTTTGTCTCCTTCTTCCTGGAATAACTCGCGCATTTTGATATTCCTCCGTATGCCTCCGTATCGTACTCGAATGAATCGAGCGGCATATCCGGGTCGCAGCAAAGGCAACTGGTTTCACACTTCTTAAACGATGTATGTCTATGTTCGCACGTAGCGCATAAACAGCCGTATTCTTTGCAGAGCTTTTCACCCATATTAAACGCACTCATTCTTCGCTCCCTTCTGTAAACGAGAGTTCGATTGCTTCCGCTTCCACATTCTTGCTGCCAGTACCGATTGCTCTGATAATTTCCACGTAATCATCATTTGATAATTCAACCGGGCAACCATCCAAAATAGCTATCAACTCGTCAAGAACCTCTGTGTCTTTCTCGCTTACCGTTATTCTATATGTCGTTTCTGCTTCCATCCTGCTTACCTCCTGTCTCCTGGATTTTCAGCACATAATACATTTTTCCTGGCTCAGCTCCCCATTCCGGCTTACCTTCGCCAAATTGCAAAGTGCATTTGCAAACAATTTCCGGAGAGTCCTTCGAGTATCCATTTCTGAATACTACTGGTACCGGCCACGGCTTCCGGATTTCTTCCGGCGCTGCCTCTCCATATACCATCTGTCCGCCTGCCAGCAGGAACCCGAACGCATTCATAAATCTGCTGTCGTAATATGGCTTGATTTCTCTGTACTCCTCTTTCTTTTCTCCGGAGACGATCATATCAAACCACTTCTTTTTGATCGGTAATATCAGCATTCATCGCCCTCCTTTTCACCTTTGATTATCTCAAAGCTATCCATCGGTACAAGCCTTGTTTTGTTGCATCCATAGGCTACTACAGCAACTTTCATTTGCTCTTTCACATCTCTTCCTATGTAGTCCCTTTCAGAGCCATCATACCCATAGTTTGTGTCGCAAAACAATTCTGCTTTTACTGTAATCATTTTCATGCCTATAACAATTCCAACAAACTCCTTTATCGACGGTTCGTAATATGTTTTCATAAAACCTCCGCCACCCCAGTCCTCTGACGGAACTTCCCTAAATCTGTCTTTTTCTTTTTCTTCCGAATAATCTGTGTAGAAATATGCAGGCATTCCGCTTTCCGTTTTATCCCCCGTCAGAAGTGTTATGCACTTTCCATCATTCACTTTTCTCATGTATTTGCTACACTTCACGGTCCGAAACATGTATTTATTGCATCTTCTTAGCTTCAATCCTGTCACCACCTATCATTTGACTATCGGGCATATTTCAGCAGTCACCTTATTTTTATACGCCGTCGTCACTCCGCAATACTTTCCAGTCGGTTTTAACAACATGCAGATTTTCTCGTCAGTATCATGTACCGCCACGCAATATCCGCAAGTCCTGCACGAATATGGTATTTCAACCTCTACGATTCCTGTCCTCATTTTCTAATTACCTCCTGTCTCTTGCTGCAGACCGGAACATCATCAACAGCATTTCTGATACCGGTCTGCTCCTGTCTTTCCTCTTTGCTTTCTTAATTGCTTTGAGACCATACCACTCGCCCCGGTAATTCATTCCATCCGGAACATATACACCAACCTGGTACGGAATTTCTTTCTTTACCTGCTCGTACACCTCTTCCGGCATCACGTAGTAGTTGTAGTCGCCCAGGAAGTTGTGACCGTTCTTTGAATGGAAATCATCTACCGAGGACTTAACCTCGTAGCAGTAGAAATCTCCCTTCTCGATACCGGACACCGTATTGTTTACCGGCTTAAACTTCATAAAATCCACACGCACCGCATTTGTGGTGGCATAATCAAATGTCACTTCCCTGGCCCAGTAAATTCTCGGATCACTGTTTGGGCAGATGTGTCGCTGGATTGACAGCGACAGCATTGCCGTTACTTCGGGTCTGTTCTGCATTCTCTACCTCCTGCTCAACATCTTCTCTATCAGCTGATCGTACATCATCTTATAGTCCGGTCCGCTCTTCGCTTCTTTCAGTTCTGTCTTGGTTCTTTCCAGTTCCATCTGCAGATTGTTCAACCGCTCCAATGTATCTGCGTCCGCCTGCCCCGGCCTGCACTTCATTCCAAGTGAAATTGCCAATGCGACATCCAACTCCTTCACTTCATCGTCTGTCAGTTCTCCAATCCATTCTCCTATTCTTTCCTCCGAAACTGTGGAAATCTGCTCACACAGGAGCGTTGACGGTCTAAGTGCTGACTCAATATATACATGGGTCGGAAGGTCAGTCTTTGGTTTAGTCGTCATATATACCACTTCGACCGTGTTGCTTTTTGCATTATTCTTATCGTTTGATACTATAACTGCTGGGCGCCCCCCCGCTGTTCACTTCCTTCTTCTCTGTAATTGCTTCTGACATAGTAAATCTGTCCTCTCTTCATACTACTTTGCACCTTCTTTCTTTACATATAAATCACTGGTTCCTTCAACCACGCCCTTCTCTTCATCGTTTGGGTACTGGAAACCGTATAATTCCAGGACCTTATAAAATGCTTTTGTCTTCTCACCTTTCCCGGTGCTGTATGTGTAATTCCAATCTACCAGGTCTGCATCCGCAACCATTGCCGATACCATACAAAGCAGTTTGTGAAGTACGCTGAGTCCTTCCATTTTTTTCTCTGCGGCTTCTACATCTTCTTTCTGAGCGTTGTAGCACTTGTCTCCCAAGAAAAACTCCTTCAATGTGTTATGACCTGTGAATGTCTCCCAACTCATCATCTGCTCGAAAAGTTCTGCAACAACCTTTTCTTCGTTCGTAACCTTCTTAATTCTGCCGGATAAAATACCTTCGATGAACGCCTTTCTCGTGTTGGCTGCTTCTTTAAGAATTGCCTTAATCTGCTTCTTGTTGCGCTTATTCTGTCTTTCCGCTTCCTGTGCCGGTGTAAGTGCCTTCTTTTCCTTCTTTTTCTTGCGGAGCACGTACAATGTCCCATATCTTTCCAGGTAAAACATCGGCTCACCATTATCCTCGAACTTCATCGTCTTAGGCGGCTCCTTGTCGAGGCTGTAGTCCTTCATGCGTTCCCACTTATCTGTGTAAAACTCACTGTCCGCTTCCTTCGGAGCTTTCTTTAATCCCAGTTTCTTCATCATTGCCACGTACAACTTCATGTTTTCCTGGCGTTTCTGCTCCTTCTGAGCATTGATTGCTCTTCTTGCCAAATCTCTCGAATCTGTGGAATCCTTCAAAATCTTGTCCCTTGTCTTTACGTCCTTGATCTTTTCCAGTTCGTACAAATCCGTAAGCGACAGCTGGTATCCATCCTGTCTCTCTTTCTCCATCAGCGTCTTGGAATCCAGCTTTGCGATATTCAAACGATGTCTGACTGTTTTCTTGCTAAAGCCGGTCTTTTCAGCGATTGTGTCCTCTGTTTCTCCCAGGTCAAGCATCATCTGAAATCCCTGTGCCTGTTCATATACGGTCAGATCGCTTCTCTGTATATTCTCCAAAAGCATTACAGATGTCTGCTCTTTTTCGTCCATATCCGAAACAATGCAGGGAACAGTTTCAAGTCCCGCCATGCGTGCTGCTGTCAATCTTCTGTTTCCGATTACGGTCAAATACTTTCCAGGTTCCTGTGGGTCGGGCACAACAGTTAAATTTTGAAGTATTCCCTTCGCTTTGATGCTCTCCGCAAGTTCCTCAATATCGTTATACGTTTTTCTCACATTGTTTGGGTGGACCTTTACAAGTTCAATGCTGATATTCTGTATTTCTGCCATGTTCTTTTCTCTCCTTTTTCTTCCCGGCATCCGCGGGTGCCGGGATTATATGATTATGCAATGGTACAAGCCGGGGCGCAGCGAAGGGCCCAGTTCGCGCTGTTGCCGTAGACGCCGCCGCTAGAGTTCACGTACCACGTATTGCACGAACCGCCACGAAGAGCCGAGCGCAAGCGGACGTAATCTGTTTCTCCGTCTGCATTTTTCTTCTGCCGGTTAGTAACATCTTCGTAATACTTATACGGCGTTTTCTTTGGGTCTACTTCGTCCGCCGACAGTAAGAAAAACAGATCTTCTGTATCATCTCCGCTGTTATTCTCTTTCACTACCTTTGTTAGGTAAGGAATGAGCTTTTTGTATCTCTCACGAAATTCTTCACTATGCAGGTACTTTCTCAATTCTGATGTCTCCCACACATTACTGCCATAATCGCCTGTTGTATCGAACGGTCTTTCCTCCATCACAAGGTCGTGCATCTGAATTGTGATACTGTGTTCAAGGCTCTTGTCTACAAGTTTCTCTGCGTCAATTCCGATGATGTCATGCTGGATAACTTCTCCGTCAAATTCAATATCGATCGTGTCGCCCTCTGAAAAATAATCCCTGGCACGCCCAAGTCTTACAACCTCCTGTATCCATTCTAACGAAATAGGCTGCGTTGTCTTATGTGTCATTGTTACCAAATCTTCGCCATGTTCGGCGTTTTCCCTGTTTCTTACTTCCTGTGAATGAACCTCTGCCCGAGCGTCATTCCCGGATAACTTCATTGCTGCTTTTGATACCTTTTCTTCTGTAAAATCCAAGAATGCCTCTCGTTCCTGTGCGATAAACTTTTTACTGCCTACTGCCTCCATGCTAAATCCGTAAGCCTTTAATCTGATTTCATTCATCTTCTCTACCTCCATTTAATTCTCATGCGTTCTACTATTGCGAATTTCTTTTTCCTAACACTCACATTTGCGAGTTTCCAGGGTAAAAAATTACCCCGCTTCCTTCTGCAGTAATCTCAGAAGCGGATGCCACGGTCTTGTACCACGAATACGGCCGATAATCTTCTTGATATTGCACTCTGCTTTGTCGATTTTCACGTACCCTTCATACTTTCCCTGGTTTCTTTCCGTAACCGGTCTGTCGTGGAATCCGTCCGTAATCATAAATCTGCCTTTCGTATCTGCTTCATCCTTGAAAGCCACATAATGCTTATTGCCATGTGCATAATACCCGACAATTACCATATCTCCTACCTCCCTTCGTATCTGTCGTGAATCGCTATCGGGTAGCTGATCCCGGTAATCTGTTTGAATCTGCTGTCCGATGTGTAAAGAATATTGCCGCCCGCCATATACCAGCGCTTCCTGCAGTATGCAGGCTTGCAGTCAACATACTCCTGTCCCATAATCTCGCGCTTTTCGATATACACGCACTGTCTGATGTCGTCCGGCTCAAAAGGGCCTTTCTGTGCGTCCAGGATATACAATTCTCTTGCGTAAGAAGATATGCCGTTATTCGTGCAATCTCCTAAACTGCTACGATACACCTCTGCGGTCAGACAGCTCTCAATCTCATAGTTGCTCTTCATCCAGTCAAGCACTTCATCCGGATATTTGCATCCGCTCCATAACTCGCCCATAAATACCAGCTCATTATCAAACTCCTGCACCATGTATGTATCATCGTCCAGCTTTACTGCCTGCAACTGAATGTACTCCTTCGTTCTTTCGTCGCACGCAACTCTCTTTACGCATCCGTCAACCTTTCCATATCCTCTGATCTTGTGCGTTTCGATATAGCGATCCAGTTTCTTTTCTGCAAACCCTGCAGGAATGTCCTCTTCATTTACTGCTACATCTCCGCTTTCCAAAACAGCGTACTTATTTGAGATTTCGCACCATGTTCCTTCCAGGTGTAACACAAATCCTTCTTTCTCAATTCTCATGTTCTTCTGCCTCCTTTGCTGCTCTCACTTCTGCGATTCTCACATAGTCCGGGATATGAAAGCCATTTATGATATTCACCGCCTGCAGCTCTGTTAGATTGCACCTGGCCTGCAGTTCTTCCCGCAACTTTCTTCTTTCTCCAATGTCCTGCAGTCCGTTAGACGGCAGGAGCAACGCTCTGTCTCTGTATTCATTTGCTATGGCTCTTGTCAGAATTTCCACTAACTCACCCTTTCCACGTAATCAACGCATCCAGGACTGATTTTTTCATCCTTACAGAACTCCGACCAGCACTCCTGCAATTCTTTGAGGTTCTGAGCGTCAAACTGCGTCTCGTCTCCACCGTTGAAGCCAATGTTATAGGTTCCTCCTCCGGATTTAACTACTCCTTTGCTTGCCTCTCGTAATGTCACACTACATCACCCGCCTTTCTTAATGCGCACTTAGTACATACCGCACCGTCAAGGTGTGATGCCTTAACAACTCCTGCGTCCTCCGGTCTCTGCCAGCAGAGTGTCCCGCATTCCGGGCAACGTACCTTTTTCCAACCAGGTTTTCCCTCCGGTCCGTTTATTACCAGTGGCATACACAACCAGCCACCTCGATCTGTAGCCTTTCTCGGTTCTAACTTCATGTTCACTCTGCCGCCTCCATTTCTTCCAGCTCTCTGATAACTCTCTCTACCGCATATTTTCCATTATTGTTGAGCTGTCTCTGCCATGCACCTACCGACGGTGCCCATCTGAACCCATTGCTTTTCAGAATATCTCTTACCTCCGGTTCCGGCTTTCCTTCAAAGAACAGCTGGATTCTCATAGCCTCCACATTCTCCTTGACCTTGAAAAACTTATTCTCGCTCTCCCGTGTTCCCTGGGACTTCGTTTTCTGCAGGCTCTTGATTCTTCCTTCCAATCTTCGGATATTGGCGTTGTTGTTCGCCAGCATATAGTCCGGAAAACCGATTCTTCCGCAGAAGTCCGGTTCTCTCAGCTGGGCGATCTGTTCGTCTGTATATCCCATGTCATGCAGCGTTGCATCGCCTTTTTCTTTGTCCTTCATACGGATTGCTTTGTTGGCCTGCTTCATTCTCTCCTGGTCCTCTCTCAATCCGTCAACCTTATCCTGCAGCTTCTCGATTGCGTTCTCGTCATCAGACTTGATAACGTCCTTGCCATAAAAAATTGCCTCAATCTTTCCAAGGATTGCCTCAACCTCTTTATAGTCCGCATGGTTCTTATCCCATGCCGCTACCTGCTTTTCCTTCTTTTTGACTGGGAAGTTTCCTGCTCCGGAAATCATTACTGACGGACACATCATGCCGATCTGAATATCCTTGTTGATGTTCTGAGCCAGTCGTCTCGAATATCTCTCGCAGAGCTTCGACACTCTTTCCTCTTCGGTTGGTCTTGCCTCGATTACCTTCTCTGCCAGCTCGTATGCCTTATCGACCTGTGCCTTGTAACCAGCAGTCTTGCTCCCGGTCTTATACTCGCTGAATGACATCATATCGTTTGCCGTCTTTGCTCCGGCCTCATTGATACTGAAATACACTCTTTCCATTACGCCACCTCCAAATACTCACCGATTTTCTCAATATCCAGCTTTACTACCGGATATGTGCAGTAACCGCTTTTTACCATTCTGCCGGTGGCCTGCCCGAAACCGTGCTGCTTGATAAACTCCATCGCCCAAGGGCAATTATTCGTGTCGATCACTGTCTCATCCTCTGCAAGTCCGCTTCCTGTGATACATACCGTGATTCTTGCAATAGGTCCGTCCTCGTTGTTCCAAATCTCAATTGCCCTGCTGTTATCGGCCTGGTATCTTGCCACCTGCAGGAAGCAATCCTTATACACTGCCCATTCTGTCTTAACCTCTAATGATGCCATAGCCTTACGCCTCCTTCTTTGATTCTCTAATCTGCTTTGTCTTAATCGCACCATCAACAATGCTCTGCAACTCTCTTGCTGTCAGTCCTGCGTAGTTATTCATATCAACCTCTTCCTGGCTGATTCCGGCTTTTTCCAGCTGTCTCTGAAAATAACCCATGTCTCCGTCGTAGTCGTACATCCGCTCACCTCCTATGCTGCTTCCAAGATTCTTTCGACATCTTCTCTTCTCTGACGCATCATCGTCATTGCCATTACCTTGTCAATCTGACCGGAAGTGAGGCTTACGATGAAATCTGCCACCTGGTTGCTCAGTTTATACACTTCCTCATACAGTCTGTCTGCCTCAGCTTCGTAGCTGTCTGATTTTTCCGTATCCAGGTGTTCTTCCTGCATCCAGTATTCCGACTGTTTCTCTGCCTCCTCCATTTCTGCCTCTAAGTTTCTCAACTTCTTTAATACTTCCTTCATACAAATACGCTCCTTTCATCTGCGTGTTGTGTTTCACGTGAAACACTCATTTGCGAGTTGTGCAGGTAAAAAAATTTACCTAGAACATTTTTTTCATTTCCTCAGCCTTCTCTTCGAGGCCGTTGCTTTCAAGAATCCAAAGGTCAAATCGAACTGCCTCGTCGGTGAGTTCACAACCGCAGTCACTCAGGCTGTAAAGCTCGTCGATGATTTCGCCCACCATCCAGTTATTACCTGCAGCTACCATAGCTGTTGCAATGCTCTGAACTTTTGCCTGGCAAAATCTCCATTCATCTGAATACAGGTCGCATTTCTCTCTTTCTTCCAGTGCTTCTCTATAATCTTCTCTGTTATACATAACCACTACCTCCGTGTGTTTTATTTGTTGTTTGATTATGTATATATTATACTTCGCAACTGCGTATTTGTCAATAGGTTTACTTCTAATTTGCGTATTTTATTAAAGTTTTTTTACAACAATCTCGTAACCGAGAGCTGTTACCATCTTTGAGAAGCTATCGTATCTCATACTCTTAGCGTTTCGGTTGAGAGACTGGCTGATGTTCTGTCTCGTAATCCCCATTCTGTCCGCTAAATCCTGCTGGGTCATTTTCTCCTCGTCCAGGATGCAGCGGATCGTCTCCTCTGCATTCGCCGCTTTAATCTCCATCTATTTTCTCCTTTTCTTCTGTCTGACTGTTACTCTTGCCTTTGCAACAAGCACGCCGGTCTTTGTTCTTTCCGGATCAGCGAACCTTAACTGGCTTCTGTTCATTTCCAGGTTCTCTGCATTGTCGATCAGTACCAGGTTTTCTATGTCGCAGTTGTCCTTGTTTCCGTCTAGGAACGATACCATCTTACCTTCGGGAACTGGTCCGTTGTGTTCTTCCCATGCTGCTCTATGAACAAACTCAAACCTCTCCCATTGCGGACCGGTTTCTTTAACCTTCCGGATAAGATAGCCGTCTGTCGTATGCGTGTACTCACCTACTTCCATGTGGTTTGCCGGGACATCACCTTTCTTAAACATCGTTGCCCTGCACTTCTCATATTGTTCCTGGCTCATTGGCTTTCCCTTGTTGGCTGGAACGTGTCCTTTATCAAACCTGCAGTCAACACCGCTGATGATGTCATGGTTCTTCTTGTATGCCCTGCACTGTTTCTCACTGAACTCTATTCCGAAATGCGCTGACACCAGTTCTGCAATCTCCTTCGTCTTTCTCCCTGCCGCAATGCTCCGAATGTAACTTTCCATTCCTTCCGGATATTTGAGAGAGTACCCCTTCGGAAACCCGCCGGCAGTTCCACTCTTAATGCCATATCGGTTCTTCGCATTCTTTATCACCGCATCAGAAAATACCATTCCGTACTTCTTATCGAACCCCTGTTGATTTATCAGCTCTGTAACCTGTTTCGTGGTTCTGCCTGGAACATTCTCACGCAGCCAGGCAATCACTTCTTCGGGCCAGCCTCTCATTTATGGTTCGCCCCCCCCGCATGAACTTCGAGCATTTCCGGAACCGCCTTCTGTCTTTCGTACCCATACTCGTCCATGTGCTTCATCGCTTTGTACTGCAGCTCTCCGTTTTTGATGATCTGCTCGCTAATGTCGCATATAGCATCAGTTCTCTTCAACTCACTTTCCAGCTCTTCTCCTGTAAGATCATCGTCTCCCAGCTTTTCCAGCTGAGCGAACAGGTGGTTATTCAAGTCTCCTAATGTATTCTTCATATTGTCATCTCCTTCCTTGCTTCGCCTACCGCCAACTCCATCGTTGTATTGAACGGCGTGTTGCAATCCTCCATCTTATCGAATAATTCGACTGCCTTCTGCAGGAACTCTTCGCTGTCTACCAGTTCCTCGTATTTTTCTTCATCCAGGTTTCCGTTTTCAAACAACCCCTGCAGATAATTCTTTACATCCTCTGTTCTGTCGTTCTTACTCATTGCTCTGCTGATCTCGCCCATAAGTGCCTCGTTGATTACTGCAGGCTCTTCCGTGATGTAGAACCTTGCGTTGCCGCTGATACCTCCGCTGATTTCGTACCTAGTGTCTGTATGCTCTTCCATCAGAATGCTACCTTCAATGCTCACATACTCCTTTGCCTGGGTGTCTGCTATCTGATCCAGTCTATCAATCAGCTGTTTCTCGTCACTGGAAATCGCAACCACAGTTACTCCAATGTCGTCCGGACATTCCCAGCATCCAGCTAACACAAATAAATTTACTGTTTTATTCATCCTCTGCCTCCTTCCAGTCGCCTGCAATCTCTGCGACCGTTCTCTCCAAAATCTTGAACTTCTCCGGATCAATCCAGCTCGGTATCTCTCCGTTTCTTGCTCTTTCCTGGTACCGGTTCAAGCACAACTGCTTTACTGGTACTGGTCTGCCTATCTGAACAAACATACCTCTCTGCTTGTCCCAGGCAAATGCTCCGTACTCCACGTTTTCAACTGCAGCTTTCATAGCCTCTACTGCCGCATCCAATGCTTCCAGCTCTGCCGGACCAGGTGGCGCCTCTTCAATGTTCCGGATATTATGCAGGTACGTTTCCAGTACCGCCGCATTTTCTCTATATGTCATATCATCACCTACCATTCAATCGGATAGCCGGTCAGATTTTCGCACTGCTCCAGCTCTTCTGTGAACATTGATTCGTATAACTCCTGCAATTCAGACTTGCCTCTAAAATTGGTGTCCTGCAGATTTATCCAAAAGCTGAAATCCTGTTCCGGGTTCAGTCTTTCCAGGTTCCCTCTTAATTCAAAGTCTGCCTCGGTCAGCGGCTCTGCTGGCAAGCTGGCTATCTTTTCCTCTCTTGCCTTGGTAAGAATATATCTGCCTTCTTCAAATACCTGCCGGATGATATTGTTCATCGTCAGTTCTATGCCCTCTTCTCGCATTCTACCTATCACTGCATACATATCGCATTCCGCATCGTCTAACAGTCTCAAATCATCTATTCCACAGTCGAACACTGCTCTTACTAATTCTGTATTCATTCTGCATCCTCCTCTTCTTCCGGGTGCCAGTGATACTTGCAATCCGGATTTTCACATCTACCATTCCACATCGTACTGCCGCATTCCGGGCAGGTGGTCGCTTCGTATGGTCCTCCACCTAACATCTGATCCGCTCCTTTCTACAAATACGAACAGCCGTACCTCTTTCGGAAGGTCTCCCTGCCGCCCTTGTGAATAATCTGCTTTACCTCGCCTTCTTTCCGATCCGTATCGATTATTCGCGCAAATTCGTCTGCCTTCTGCAGGGCGTATTCTTTTTCCCAGGCCAGCTGTCCGATAATCTTTGACATTCTCTCTGCCATCGGGTTTCCGTGTATTCTCATTAGGATTTCTCCCATATTGTGACAGTTGTTACATACCGGCACTTTCAATCCGTCCTTCTCGCTCAGTTCTCTACCGGCGGTACCGAACACCAAATGATGCTCAGCTTCCGACGGTCTGCCGCAGATGAAACAGATTTCCGGATAGTCTGTCACTATTCCTTTACTCACCGCTTACACCTACTTTCTGTTTCCAACTCCAACGATTACCAAGAACGTAAATACCACTAATGCTGCCATAGTCTCGCCTCCTAACCGTAAATTATTTCTCCAAACAAAGCGTACTGAATGATTGCATCCGCAACCTCCGCATCTACCATACCGCAATCAATATGTAATTCATGATCGATCACCTCGAAAATATCACTGCTCTTAGGCTGTTCTGCATACGCTCTAATTCCCTGCAGGAGTTTCACCTTTGTTAATTCATACGTCGCATCTTCCTCGTTATCGTGAATGAGGATTGAACCGCCTTTTGAGATAACATCGCTTGCAAAATTAAACTCTATCCCACACCTTGGCTCTACTTTATCAACCCAGTAAGTAATTCCACCTTCCAGTGCTGACACCATGATGTCGTCTATGTCCTCTTTAGATATAACAACCGTCGCAATAATCTGAACCCTGTCGTACTGCTCCTCTATCTCTTTTTTCTTGAAATGTGCAATCAGTTCTGCCATAACTCTGCCGGCTTTTCTAGCATTCCAGCTCTCGTTTGTTTTTCCTTCGCATAATCCCTTTGCGATTTCCAATGACTCCATAATTTCTTTTGCACTTCTCATACCTTCTCTTCGTCCTTTCTCGCTTGTTTTATTGCTTGCGCAACTCTTTCTTCATATCCAAACTTAAAATTCACGCCTGCGTCTATAAACGCTGTTAAAATGCTTTCCTGCACCGCCTTGACTGTCGCCCAGTCCGGTTCGTCGTCCTGCGTTCTGATACCGAACTGAACCATGTAGTCCTCGATCACGTGCCACAACTCATATTCCAGCTCATCCATACATCCGAGTGCCGATACATCCACGACCGCCGGTGCTGTTATTTTCTTTCCGTCTGCCAGTTCCAGGTCTACTGTGTCAATATCTTCTCCGAACTCACCGCCTTTCTTGTGGTGTGCCAGGATGTCGCCTGCAAAGTCATAGCCTCTGTCGATCATAGCCTCGCTGTTGTCGTCGTACAGTCTGAAACATCCGGCCAGTTCGCCCTTCTCGTGTCTCTGCAGAACTTCTTCCCAGGTCAGCTTTCGCATTCCCAACCAGGTGTAACCCATTATTCATCGCCTCCTTCATAATCTGCCCCGCAATACGGACACTTCGTTACTCCGTAGCAGTTAAACATCTTTCCGCATTCTTTGCAGGTATCTAACTCTCCATTTCTCTGCCAATCTTCCAGCAAGCTACTTACGTGCTGCCAGTCCAGTGCCTCGAAAACTTCCTCTGCCAAATCGTCCTGCTGGTTGCACTCCTGCAGGATGCTGTTTCTCGTGTACACCGTATCGGATAATTCCGGGATGTAGCACGGATCATCCGGTCTGTGGTAAAACGCATCTTCGTCTTTGAAGATATGCCCCTGTCCGTAGAACTCACGGACGATCTTCTCGCCTTCTCCGTTTTCATCCGGCGGCGTGTAACTGCCAACCAGTACCGGGATGTTTACTTTCTGCAAGGCCTGCGACAGTTCCAATATCATGCCGTCAATGGCTTCTGCATCCTTTACAAGCTCCCTTGTGGAAGGAACTCCACTCGTTCCGCTTCTCTTGGCTTCTATCCACATTTCAATATGCTCGTCGATGTCGAAATCTTCGTAGTAGGATTCCAGGCTGTCCTTGAAACTATCCGCCTGGTTCTCTTCATCGAAATCAATCGTCATGGAGAAATCTTCGCCTGCAGGTGACGACTGCCCAATTTCAACATAGGTTCTTCTGCTGTCCGGCTCAATGTAGGCTTCCCAGTTCCACCCCATTTCTTCTGCCTTGTCGAGAAGCGTTTTCAAGCCTCTTGATATGTCCTTGTATTCTTCCATGTCCTCATTCCTCCGCATCTGCGTAGTACGCATCGAATGCAATACCGGCATTTACCAGCTTATCTTCTAGGTAATTGCCGTAGCACCAACCGTCTCCATCTTCCCAAAAACTGTCCCAGGCTTTCTCCAATACCTCTCTCGCCTTCTCTTCATCATCTTTGCTTACAACAAACACGCAATCCATCCAGTCATTTAACTGTGACTGCACTCTGATTACGCTTTCCTTTAATACTTCCACGCCAATATTCATTGCGCTTTCTCCTTTCTCAGATGTAATAGCAACTGAAATTCCAGTGATGCCCGAACTCATAATACAAGCCGTATCTCTCGAATATCTTGTCAAATTCTTTTCTGACCGAAGGAAGGATGCCGTAGTACAGCATCTCACATACCGGTCCTTCAAAACTCATGCTGAGAATGTGTTCCGGATTAACATATTCAAAATGTCTCTCCGGCTGGTCTGCCACTTCGATCAGATGCTCCCTGTCGTTGTAATAATATTTTCCGTTCTCCGGATCGTAACTCGTGTACTTCTTTCCGTTGAAGTAAATATCAACGTCCTGCCATAACCCATGCTCCAACAGAAACTCTCGAATCTCCTTTGCCAGGTTCTCAACCTGCTCTGCTGTCAGCTTTGCCGCTGTGCTCACGCAATCGCCTCCTTTCTAACTCTCTTCTTGACCAGTCGTGCCGGGTACTGCGGCTGGTTCTCTCTGTATTCTTTCAGCCTCTCCCTTGCCTCTTTCTTTGTGTATTCGGTCAAGGTGTACTCCCATCCGTACCCATAATTTAACTGCAGCTCCCAGGTGTCTATTGTCTTTCTCTCGTATGCCATCCTACGCAACCTCCTCTTTCTTCGGCTTTCTGCCACGTCTCTTCGGCTTTTCGACCGGCTTTTCTTCCTTGACCTCTTCTGCAGGTCTCTCAGCCACCGGCTCCTCAGCTTTCTCCTCGACCGCCGGTTCATCCTTGACTACCGGCTCTGCAGGAAGCATAACATCCAGCTTGTATCTCTTTGTGATGCTCTGAATCATCGTTGCTACCTCTGCGCTTACTTCCTGGATTTCATCCTCGGTAAGTCCTTCTGTCAAGCTCTCTGTCTCGGTCCAATATCCTGCATTATCCAGGAAATGATTTAATACCTTCTTTGCTCTATCGTGTTTTACGTCCCACTTCATATCGTTTACCTCTCTTTCTTTTCTCCGGCGATCAGTGCCAGTACCACTACTCCATTTATCAAAATTGCCACCAAATTCTTCGCTCTCATACCGTCGTATATGCCGACCATAAAGTTGATGAACAACACCGACTGTAGGAACTGTCTCAATTTCTTCATTGCCAAATCAGCCTCCTTTATGATAGACTTAACAGTTGAGAGGCGGTGTTGCTGCCTCCCGACCGTTAAGGGAACTACTTAATCAATCAAACCTAACCATTTCAGAATTGCCGTAATCACTGACACAATCATGATTACTATGGTGGAGATTATGCTGGCCTGCTTTTCTCTCTTCTGTAATTTAAGGTTTTCGATTTCAAGTAGTTCCTTTTCCTTTGTGGAAAAGTCTTTCTTCTTACCTTTCTTACCCAACTGGTAATTCCTCCTTCCTTCGGATTTAATCAAATTGTTTTGTTTGATTATGGTTATATTATAACTCGCACTTGCGTATTTGTCAATAGATATACTTCTATTTTACGAGTTTTTGCTAAAATGTTTTCGCACTCACGAGAACTTCTGCAATTTCCGGATCATCTGCGCTACCTGGTGCATTACTCCCTATTTTCATTTGCGAGGACCATAAACCCGCATGGTTGCTTGGTGCATTGTAAGATTTCTTACATGATTTCTTCTAAGGTTTCTACAAGGATTCTTTACTAGATATTAGAGATTAGATAATAGATATTAGAGATAGAATAATATATGCTCATTTGCGTACTCTCAAAAGCGTATTTTATCCACAAATGCGTGTGAATAATGTGGATAATTACACCTCTGAAAACATATAGCTCTATGACTTCGTACACGGTTCGATACCGGCTTTTAGTCTTTAGACATAGGATAGGTACTAAAATCGCCTATCGTGTCTCGGGAACTTTTCGTCAAAATACCCGGTCTGATTTTGGTTATTTTGTATATTGATTTTACCTGCGGTCTTGTTCCGCTTTTCTGCAATAAAAAAAGAGCCTACAACCCCTGCGGATCATAGGCTCCCTTGCTTACTCTGCTGAATTGATGAAATCCTGGCAGTCCAATTCACGGTACGCCTTTTCAAAGGTTTCCTTCGGACTCCATGATACATAACCATCCGGATATTTCACGGCATACCCAGGTACTCCGTTCTTCTCCTTCGGCTCAGCTTTTACAATTTTCACGCCGATGTAGTTTTTCATAATGCCACCGTTTCCTCCTGTTATTTTACTCTGATGGTGTCTCCTGCGATAATAAGGTTCGGATTCTCAATGCCGTTGAGCTGAGCAATCGCATTGACTGTAGTTCCATACTTCGCTGCAATGCCGGAAAGCGTATCTCCGCTCTTAATGGTGTAATACTTCTTATTTCCGGCGTTGATTGCGTCCTGGACCTCCTGCCATCTACTGCCAAGAATGGTCCTTCTCACTTCATCGTCACCGTACTTACCGGCCCGCACTTCGTCTACAAGCTCCTGCACGGATGCTTTGTCGATGTGATTGATCACATCCTGCACTTCATTGTATCTGCTACCGAGAGCCGCCTTTCTTGCGTCACCACCGCCGAACTCGTCTTTCATCGTTCTGTAGAGCAGATCGAGGGTACTGCCTTCCGGTTCTGAAACCTCCGGCTCCTTCGTTTCATCTCCTGCGCTGGCAGAAAATCCGTTGAGTCCTGCCTTCTTGATTTCTGTTTCAAAATCACGATAGCAAAAATCCTGGTCCACAGTTCTTCCGCAGATTGTCTTGTCAGCAATGTAGTTATGCTCTCCTCCGTACTGCCAAATATCGTGAACTGTTACCGGCTCATTTGAAGAATATCTCGCTACCCAATGAGTGAATCTCTGCAGGCGATCATCGTCTACGTGTGCCTGGAAATGCGAATCAGATGTATATACTCCGACAAAATATCCGGCTTTTTCGCACCTGTCACAGAACGCAATTACAATATCCGTAAGGACACCTCTGCTATTGTTAAGCATCTTACCTTCTACGTCGTAGTAGATAGGATATTCAAACTGCTTCCCTGCAATAACTGACAGGAAATGGTCTGCCTCCTGTTCTGCCTCCGTAACAGACTTTGCATTACCGTAATAGTATGCACCTACCGGAAGTCCGATAGCCTTACACTGTGCATAGTAATTTTCAAACTTGCTATCCTTGTACTTGCCATCATCTGCTCCTGCAGCTTTAATGATAGCAAATCTCACTCCTCTTTCGTTCCTGGCCTGCTCGATGCTCATATCTCCCTGCCAGTGTGAAATATCAATACCAAATAGTTTTTCCATAGAAAACTCCTCCTTAAATCAAAATAAGGGGCAGCTTTTCAGCCACCCCGATGTGATACCTTTTCAGAACTTACGCTTTGATTAACTTTCCTTTTTTGAGAAGATTAACCATCTTGGTGTTCTGCGCTGCGGTATATGCGTAATTTGTAATTCCATTTGCGGCTGCAATCTTGGCCCGGTGCGCCTTTGATGTGTCTTTCTCGCCCACTGCAGCAAGCGCCGTAATGATAGAACCCGATGCCCCTTTATACTTAGGGTAATAGGCGTTTACACGTCTCGGATTTCCGGAAACAACAACCACTGTATGTCCTTTGGTCTTTGTGACAAGCACATCGCCGTTGAACAGTTCAGTTTTGGAAGTTACCGCAATCGGTTCCATAAACTGTCCTGTTGCTTTCAATGCCGAAACCTCGGACGCTGTGTTGAAATTTCCCGGATCAAAACCAGCCTGGATGCAGCACGCTCTCACGAGTGAACTGCAGTCTGCCTCTGTTTTTGCAGAAATCTTTGCGAGCTTTCCGGCTTTTCTCAGCTGTTCGATTACATTGCTCCTGTGCCCCTGACAATATCCGATATTGTTGTTTCTGCATCCCTGCAGCATAGCTTCCGCAATGGCATTTGCTACCGTGGTGCTCTTCGGTCTCAGACAGTACCAGCCTTTTGAATGGACGTAATACGCCTGGGTTGATACCTCGTTTCCAGTCTGATCTCCCGGCTTTCCTCCCGAAATGTGACCGTTCTCGTCAATTCTTGCGCTTCCAACTACTAAACTCATGGTTCTTCCTCCTAACAAAATAGGGCAGTCTTTCGACCGCCCTGTGCTTACAATATGTTCTCAGATTACTCCTCGTCCTCACTGTTTGAGCCGATGTTGGCTGAATCGGTCAAGCCTTCGCCGATGATGTATGCCACCACTGACGCTCCTGCCATAATGAGTGCTGTAACCTGTGTTGCTGTGTTGTCCGTACCGCCAGTAGCCAGGATCATCATAGATACGAATGACGCTACCGCAGTCCACAACTTTCTGCTTGTGAGTTTTCTAACCCAATCAATTTTCTTCATGTTTCTTTTCCTCCTGTTATAAAAATGAATTTTTTTCCATGCACTTCTGATAAACTTTGTCTATCTCGGCAATGGCATTTACCGCTTTGCTGTTCTTGTATTCCGGATGCTCTGCGCAATAACGCTCATAGTCCGAAATATCATCCAAAATCTGATTGAAGAACTCCTCGGAATGTTTGACATCCCTTCTCAACTCGTCGGCAAATCGCAGGATTCTTGTACGGCATTCGTCCGCATCATCTTTATCCATACGCCTTTCGAGCTTGTTGTGCTTTTCTCCCAGGTCTTTTAACTCTTTCTGCACTGATTCCAGCTTATCCATAACGTCCTTATTCATCGACTTTCCGATGGCTCTCATGCCGTTTCTGATAATCTTTCCAACTGCAGACCACGGATTTACCTTGATGGGCGTAATCTGCACCAGTGTCAAGAACAGCAGTAGCGCTCCACCACTTGCAAGAATTTCATTCAAAGACATTGGCTCTTTTACCTCCTTCCCAAACGCACCGTAGTTCCCACGGTACGTCCGTAATATCTGCCGCCTTTTCACCCAAAATGGCCTCTATTACTGCATAAAGAATGGCATCCGCACGTGGGTTCTTATCGAACCGGTACAGATGCCACACCAACTGATTATGCAGGTTCAGCAGATTCTCTTCGTCTGCCTCGGTATTGAGCAAGCCTAACTCTACGGCCGCGCTTTCCAGGCGGTCATAGTTGTAAAATTCTGCGTAGGGTATCATGCCTTATACTTACGACCTGTGATTTCCTCGTATTCTTCCTCGGTAATCTTGTCCTTCTTGACAGCGTTCTTTACCATAACCAGGTTCCATCTCTTTGTGTCGTAATAGTCCTTGACTTTGTAGAACCAGTCGCTGTGCTGCACTTCTTCCTGGATCGTCTCCTCTGCAGATGTGTCTACTGCTTCTGTTACTTCTTTAGCCTTTGCCATATTACTCTTCCTCACTTTCTTCGGTGCTGGTTGCTGAGTCTCCTGCTTCCGGGAACTCAATGTCTGCCATCATTGCCAGGTAATCAATCTTGGCATTCTGATCGGCCAGCTCAGCCTTCATGTTCTCGTCAGCTCTCATTTTGGCGACATCGCCGCCGTTCTTCTTTACTTCCATTTGGCTACCTCCATAATGATTTATAATATTTATCCATGCGCTGCAGGAGCTTAAAACTATTGCCCTTGCTGGCATGGTTTCTCCAAGCGTAATAACACTCGTCTACCTTAGCCTTCGTGAGTTCGCCTCTTTTGGCTTTTCTCACCAGCCTTCGTAATATCCGACGTCTTTCTTTGACGTTCTTCGGATCGATTATCATAATAACCTTCCCGGTATCTGTTAGCCGGTACTTGAATCCTAAAAATGTGAAACCGTCTGTAATGCAAAATACCTTCGTTTTCTTCGGGTTGAACTCTAACCCTTTCTCAGCCAATATCTCGCCGATCACCTTTCTGCAGTATTCCAGGTATTCCCTGGAAGGGTGGAACGCAAGCGAATCGTCCATATATCTTCCGAACTCGTCCACATCCAATTCTTCCTTGATTTTGTGGTCGTGATCGTCCAATGCCGATATGCCAACAATCTGAACCATCTGACTTCCTGGGTTATACCCAACATCTCCGGCGTACTGTCCGTCGAGTACATCAATGGCTCGTTTTGCTATTTCCGGTTCCAACTTTCTTTCCAACATTGCGTTGGTTAAGTCGTGCCGCATATTCGGATAATACCCATGCACATCTATCTGCAGACCGTAAAATTCTGTACCGTACTTCCGGTACATCCTCTGCAGAAATAGTTTCATCCTGTCTCTCGCATCATCGGTACCCTTGCCACGCTGGCAGGCCCAATTATCACGAATGAACGAATTTGTCATTATTGGGTACAGTGCGTTGTCATTCAAACTTCTCTGATAAACGCGGTCTCTGAAACATACACTGATGATTTCTCTTTTCTTCGGCCTGGTTATCGTGAATTTTGCTATCTGCCTTGCCTTGTAGGTTCCATTTTCCAACTGCTCATTGAGCTTGTATGTTTCCTCCAAGCTGTTCAATACATAATGTGCAACGGACTCTTTCCAAATAACTCCTTTCTTGCACTTGTGCATCGAATCATATAAGGCTTCAAAGCCGATTACTTCTTCCATATCCATAAAACTTATAGATAGGTCCATAGCGTTGACAGCGGGTAACAGTCGTTCTCCGGCTGACCGCATCGCTACAGTGTTGTTCGCCTTACGGCCGGATGCAGGCTCCTTGTGTTTGATTGGTTGGAGCGCCATTCTTACGGAATAGCCTTTATGTCCTTAATACCACACAATCCGGGGCGCAGCGATTGGCCCAGTTCGCGTTGTTGTTGTTGACGTTGCCGCTAGAGTTCACGTACCACGTATTGTACGAATTGCCACGATTAGCCGAGCGCAAGCGGACGTTCTGCGTTTAGCCTACATCCGTATAATAAAAACTACTCCGCAATTTGGGAGTAGCGTTTACTATCACTTTCATTCCAACTGCGGATCATGCCTCGAACCTTCAAAACCTTACCGGTCCAAAACTTGACTCGCTTATTTTTGAGATGAAACGAGGATTTCGCAATTCCGATCAGAGCTAGGAGTCTATTGCATTCCCTGGCCGCACGAAGTTGAAGCTCCCTGCGGGCTCTCCAATCATCTTTCGTCGTTACCCTAACATTGTTGGCATCCCAAGCATCGATGTAGATACTCTTTGCAGTCTCGATAATGTCGTCGGTAACTTGTCTTTGGTATTCCGGAAGAAAAATTTTCTCGTTCTTCGTGATTCTGAGAGTGTAAGTTACTAAGTCCAACGCCTGCACGAATACTTCCAGTCTGCTTTCTCTTCTTTCTCCAACTGGTACTGACACGCTATGTTCCTCCTTTCTCTGAAATTATACCCGGCATCCGTGGGTGCCGGGATTTACTGATTGCTGATTAGCAGAAATCACAAGCCGGGGCGCAGCGAAGGGCCCAGTACGCGCTGCTGAAGCTGACGTTGCCGCTAGAGTTCACGTACCACGTACTGTACGAATTGCCACGATAAGCCGAGCGCAAGCGGACGCCCTGCGGTGAAGTGTGATTCTCAATCGCAAATGTACGAATCTGAGGGTATGTCTGATACTGCTTCATCTTCGTTGTCATGCTGGACGCTCTCTTCCAATAGTCCCATGTGGTGCCTTCGCCAGCGAGCTGAGGCTCAATAGACATCTGCTCCAACGCAGGCAGATAGATTTTGTCATACGTTGTTTCGAGCGGATCAACTGAGTTGCTGCTCGTAGCGTCTGTAATAGTATTGAGCGCTGTTACAACCTTTGTCGGTCTGAGGACTTCAAGGAAATCTGCGTCAAAACCTGTTAAGAAGCCGGCCTTTGCTGTAAGCTGATCCGGGCATCTGTCGTAATCATTCTGTGGAGTCCACCACTCGCCTACTCCCTTATCAGAGTTAAGCCACTGCCTCATTGCTGACTGGGACCATCTGTTGTAGCCGTATGCTGTTCTCTGCAAGCAGTTGAGTTTTCCATCTCCTCCGAACTTTAAGACTCCGAGGCTTGTTCCGGAACTTCCTTCTGTTACCGAAACCGTCTCAATAGCGTCCACCGCCGTCTTACTGTTGTATGAATATACTTTCCAAGTAGAAGGTGCCTGATCCGGTGCGCCTCTGAATCCGGCAAGCTGACCGCCTGCTGGCACAGGCTTTGTGAGCGTAAACTGGTATTTTTTTCCGGCTACGCAATATCCTTTGTCACCCCATGTAGCGCCAATCTCAATATAGTACGTTCCTGCAGCAAGTCCTTCTGTCGCATAGAAAAACGCCTGGTACTGATTGAACTGCACCCCGAACGGTGTAGCATAGTGCCACTGTACGGTCATGCTCGGAAGTTCCTCACCATCCTGCAATGCTGATGTTCCAAAAGCTACAATATCAAGCGGTACATCGTATTTCTGCCCCGTTGCGATGTCCGTCCAAGGAACGATAATCTGATCGCCCACCTGGAACACTTTACTTGCCTGGCCTGCGCGCACAACATTAAGCACATCCTTAATGGATGTCGGCTTATAATTGATGCCGCTGGCAAGTGATGTTAAAATCTCATTCTGTAACTGCATCTGAGCTACAACCTGCTTTGCTGTTTCGTCCAGCACTACCGGTTTTGTTACTTTACTCATTCTTGTATGCCTCCTTATTCTTCAAATGTCTGACACAGAACACCATCCACGAGAGAAAAACCTTCATCATCCATTCTGTCTTTCAGATAATTGTCATTCTCAATCAGCTGTTTAGATGCTGCGTTGATGTTGTCTGCATGGTTCGTGTCCGTAACCTCAACATTCGGCACGGACTGAGAAAAATTTCTCGTTGTCGGTGTGTAATTCTTCACGTTTTGCCTCCTTCCTGGCCTAGAAGATGTCGTCAAGCACGTATGTCTGCTCTACATCATCATCCTTGCCCTTCCTGGTAAAGGTCTTGATGCACACAATGTCGCCGTTGGTGTCATACAGTCCGATTTCGCTGATCTCTTTTCCAGCAAGTTCACTCTCTGCAAGGGTACATTCGTATCTGCAGGTTGTGTCGTTCGGGAATGTGTAACCATCAATGGCTTTGCGGAACAATTCCTTATTGAGCCTAGACTGGGATTCCGCCGGTGCGATGACCGTGCCGGAACTGTTTACACCGCCCTCGCCAAACGCCATACCGATAATCTTTGGAAGCGTAATGGCTCCGGCACGTGCCTTAACCAGGTTCTCCCTGGCTTTCTTCGTGATCACCACGTTTTTGCTCTTTTCTGTACTCATTGGATATACTCCTTTCTATAAATTGAATTAAGATTTTTCTTACCGTTCAGCATATTGCTGCCATCGAAAAACCAGTAATTCCTTGTTTTGGTAATGACCTGCACCGATACATCCGAATCTTCTCTTTTGATTCCCATGTGGTGTGTAACTGATGCTTCAAGTCGTTTATTACCGCCTCTGTACTCCAACGTCGTATTTCCGTCGAGTAACAGTTTTCCGTCCAAATAGACGGTATTCCAAAAGTCGGCCTCGAACTCCGAGCGTATTGCCGCCCGAACATCTGAACCCGTTCGCAGGTCATAAGCACTTCGTACTTTCAATACGTCTGTGACCTCGTTATGGGCGAAGGCAACCATCGCAACGATTGCAACGCCCAGTTGATAGCCTCGTGTAACATCGAGCCTGTGTGAGCCGTCCAAATCCCACGAACCATCCAATAGGTGCGTATTCCAAAAAATGATGTCCGAGGCGATCCGGATTGCTCCTGCCTTGACATCATTTTCTGTTTCCTGTTTTGCTCTGAATTTTACCTTCTGCAGGTCTGCGTCTGTCGGGGTTGTAAAACCACCGAGTATATACTTAAAACCAAGCATCAGATTGTATCTCATATACGGATAAAGAAGGCTAGAACCGTCCAGCAGTTTTCTTCCATCCAGCAGATCGCTATACCAAAACGACTCTGCGATATGGAAGATTACCTTTTTCAGATTCATCTCCTCTAAGTTCCGATTGTCTGATACGATCTCGGTTCGGTCATTCATTGTAAACATCGTGTGTGACTGTTTCAGCTCATTCAGCATGGCTCTCGCCCGCTTCGATGCAAGTGTTCCCTCACCCATGAAGTATGCCTTGAACACATTCGGGTGTGGTGCCACAAAACCATAATCTCCAGGATCATTGATGTCTGCAATTCGTACATCAAATCCGGTAGCAGTTTTTAAGTACCCTTCCATCCGATACGGTGTCATTGGCGCCCGATAGTCTCTCTTCCGGTAAATCAGCTGTCGCCTCTCCTCGTATGGAAGATTTTCTCGCACCGGCAGTCCCCACTTAATCTCGTGGTACATCAGTCCCCATGTGGCAGTTTCCGGAAACAGCTGGTTTAGAATATCCTCAGCTATTTCTCTTGCCGTGTCGTATTCCTGGCCCATGACCTCATACAGCCACTTTCCGACATAGGAATTGTCGTAAAAGCCATCTGAAACTGAGGCAATCATGTTCTTTGCACTCTCGCTGACCGGGAAATTCTCTAAATCAAACTTTTCCACATTCACACCCCCTAACTAAAATTAAGGGTACCGGTGTCCGGGTACTCCTCGCTTTTCAGAGTGATGTTCTGCATTTTCCCATTCATCGTGAATGTTTCAAAGTCCTCGACTCCTGCGATTGCAGAAATCAACGGTCTTACATCGTTGTACCTTAGAACTCCTTCGGTTTTCGCCTGTGCATAGACCGCTCTCACGGCTTCCGTAAAGTCTGCCTTAATTTGCTCGATGCCGGTTGTTTCATCGTAGCTGAGTCCTGCAATAACATAATTTACGGCAACCGTTGTGGCTGCCGCACAAGTCAGTTCTGCTGTTCCAGTAGGAAGCAATCTTGCTGACCTATCATTCGGAGAAACGATGTAGTTATACACATCCTGCACTAGCTTCGCATTGGCCGGTTTTCCGTTTCCGTCTACCAGCACCAGTTTCACTGTACCGGGACCGTTCCACGTAGAAATAACTATTGCATCTCCTGCTCCCGCCTGTTTCGCCCATCTCTTATAGTCCGTATCGTTCCCCAGGTATGTCATGCTGTTGTCGTACTCTGCAGCGATCCTGTCGTAAAAATCATCGTCTGTCTCTCTTTCAGTGCCGCCACGAATAGGCTCCGGATTGTTAATCTCGGTCACATTCTTATCGGGTACCATCATCAGCACGACCGTATTCGCCGCTACATTAGAACCTGTGCCTGCTTCAACCGCTGATACCGGTATAAGCGCTGATCCTTCGCCTCCAACAACCGCATCCTCTGTGGTGGCATACTCAATCGACGGGCCGGTTTCGGTTGCCGCCGTACAGAATACCGTTCCGGATAAAATCTCGGTTCCTTCTGCAGCTGTGATTTTCACATAGCCAAAAGCTGGTTCCGCTTCGTGTCTTGTAAGATGTACCTGGCGACCGTGAAGGTCTAACCATTCATCCCAGGCGTATTCCGGGAACGCAATCATCAATGCCCTTACGATATGGAAATTGATAATTTCGTCTTTTTCCAATGCTGCAGGCATCGTCATATCATACGGAAACCCACCCGGCATATCGTCGATGTCGTCCGGCAGGTTATTCATCATTCGCTCGTGAATTTCCTCTGCTGAGTTTCCTTCCAGGAACTCCGGTCTGTTAAATTCCGGCTGCATACTCTCCACCTCCTTTACAAGCTAATCTCTATTTCTTCATCCCAGTTGCTACCCTTTACCTTGAAGGTTACGTGCATCTGATCGCCTTCCCAGGTAAATTGAAAATCCCGGACATTTTCTGCCCGGGGATTTACCATAATTGCATCTGTGATTGTTCTTTCCACCATGGACTCAACAGTTTTTTCATCGTCGTTATCCATGGCACGCTCCATTTCGGTACCGATTGAATCGGGGTACGCCAAACAGCGGTACCGCTCTGTCTGTGCAATCTTAAAACACCAAATGGCGAAGGCTTCTTTGCCGTCGCATTCCTTAATCCGGTGCGCCCCATCTCTCACGAAGTCTCCCAGTTCCGGGTCCCACTTCATACTCCTTTTGTACTGAGTGTCGTACTGGCTGTCCTCCGAGATAAAATCCGGTACCTCAACAACCGGAAATAGTGGATGTGACATTTGCCTCGCCTCCTTTATGATTTCCCGATCACATCAATTACGACTGCTTCGCTCTGAATCCAGGCAACCAGCACTCGATCTCCCGCTTTCACTGCGGGTATCGTTACACTGTGGCTATGAAGAGGAACGCCCGACGGCGATTTGCCAAGCCAGCTCTGTTCCGAGGTTGAAAGTGTCAATCCTGCAGCCAGTCTGCAGATCGTGTAGTCTCCCTTCGGGATCAGCACCGGGAATGTGTTCGTTTTCAAACTTCCGTTTGCCTGGATTTCTCCAAAATCTAAAGTCAGCGGAGACTCTGTTTTCTGCGAGGTTCTCTTATCTAACACCTGCGCCAGTTTCGCTGTCCCTGGGTGTCCGTCAAATTGATCCATCTGTATCACCTGCCTTTAATCAAAAGTTCCGTCGTCAACCCACCCATACACGTTGCTTCCACTGTCCGTATGGATCAGATGCCAAGGGTGTGCTTTCCCGGAACCGTTCTTAATCGTAATCTTTGCTTTTCCTGCCCTGGCGTTATAGCCTTTTGAGCCTGGGTAGCTGCTCACATAATGGGTTCCACCATGGAAATTCACGATGTCGCCCACATTGTAATCTTTCTTTTTCTCGGAGCTTGCCTTTTCTTTCTTTGGCTCTGCAAGTTCCAAATCCATTGTCATGCTGTAGGTGTCTGCCGTGTGCTGGATGCCTTTCACGTAGTAATACGACTGGGCCAGCTCACTCATTACATACACCAGGTCGCCTTTTCGGACAAACGGAACGTCCGGAGACTGTACTTTAATCTCCTTTTTGATTTTTCCTTCGTCGTCTAAGATTTCCTGTGCTGCAGATTTGGCGTCCGCAAGGCTTTCATCTTTACCTCTCGTATAAATTCTCTGACGGATACCATACTTTGTCTCGCCGTTTACCGTGGCTTCAACACTGGTTCTTCCATCATCGTCTGCCTTCCCTACAACCTTGACCCTAGTAATCATATCTGCTGTGCTTATGCTCTGACTGAACATCTGCGTGTTATCTGTCCGGAATACATACACCGTCTTATTGCTTCCTCTTGGAATAACGGATGTCTTACCTTTCCTGGCCTGCACAAAGCACTGCTCTTCGCCTTTTTTTGCTGCATCGTCCAGCAAATTGATGATGATGTCTGACAGATACTTATTGTTCTCCACCGTTTTGCCGTGTGAAGCATTCGGGCCTTGATATGATCCCTGCGGTATCTCCCAATCATCAAGAATCCCTTCTATCGCCGACTTTGTGCCGGTTCCGGAAGGGAAATATCTGTTGTCCTGGCTCTTCTGCAGCTTGTAAAGCTCGTCGTAGCAGGTACATTTCAGCGTATGTCCTCCGCTCTTTTCAACCGGATTCCACGTTTCCACGTACCCTCGTGCTACTTCCTCGTCCTGGGAAGCACCGTCTGTTGCGAATACTCCGACCAGGCACCCCGGCTTGATTATCTTCGACAGGTAACCCTTGGATGTCTTATCATTCTTCGCCACAAATGAGGTTCTGACGGATAACTCGCCGTCGTTCTCTTCCCATCCGAGGTTTTCAATGTACTCCTTGATGTTGTACTGGTTCTTACTTTCGTCCATAACCACGACCCGGTACTGGATTTTCGCCAAATCAATCATAGCGCGCCTCCTATCCTGGGATTGTCAGAACTTCTCCTGGCCATATCCAGTGACCGTGATCTGAACTGCTCTTTCCGTGTTTCTTTGCCGTGGACTCTATCGTATCCTTGTTTGCATCGTAAATTGTCGTCCACTTGGTACCGCTTCCCAGTTTCTTTGAAGCGATGCCCCACAGCGTATCTCCGGAGACTACTGTATAATTGCCTCCGCTCGATGATGAACTGGCTCTCGGCTTCGTTTTCCTTACAAACGCCGCAATTTTCAGTTCATTTGTACTGTAGATTTTCAGCGGTTTCTTCTGAACAAACGTAATGGAATACTCGACATTGCCATACGCTCCAACCGGTCTCGGCTGAAATGAAGAAATCGTAACATCCACGTTTATCCACGTTTCCGTTACGATCAATGTAAGCACTGTCTCATTCAACATATAGTCATTCAGAATTTTTACACACTCATTTGGACTTTTCCAGGCATTCGTCTTGACGATTGCCTCATTCTTCTTTGATGCTCCAAAAAATACACCGTCCCACGAAAACTCTGAAACATCCGTCCCCTTAGGTACCTTTACGGTACCCAGGGAGATGATGTCAAAACTTTGGTACTTGGCTGCATATTTGCCCTGCACCTTTTCGGGTAGAGCCGGGAACGTAAACTTTGAACCCTTTTCCACCGGAATTAGTTTAATATCCATTGCCTACGCTCCTTTCGTGCTTGTTACCGGCATATTGGCGAATACTTCGCTTAACTTGTCGGCGATGTTTCCGCCGAGTTCGTCTGCAATTTCGCCTAAGTGCCTTCTGATTACGGCAACAATATCTTCCTCACTCTGACCTTCCTTCGCCTCAATTTGGAAATTCGGACTAACTGCAACATTTACACTGATCGGACCAGTCTGTGGTGTAGAGGCTGAAACCTCTGAACTTACCGGAGCAAATGTTTCTGCTGAGTTGTCCTCATAATTACCTTCTGCGGTGTCGTTATAGCCATAGGATGCGTTTCTTGTCGCCTCAGTGAATAAATTATGGCCTGATACCATATCGCTCAAATTTGAGCCTTCTATACGACCGCCCTCTGCGTGTTTAGAAACGCCGAGTGCTTCGCCTGCCTGCTCATATAATTCAAGCGCTCTTGTCCTCCGGCTTGGGTTTGTCGGGATAACAAACTCGTCCCAACCTTCCTCTGCCAACCATGACAGCTGAGGACCGCCACCAACTCGACCACCTGCAGCGTGTTTCGCCGGTGTGGATGTCGTTGTCGGAATTGTCGGCAGCGTCAACAGGTTGTACTTCGGTGTTACGTTTACCGTCGGACTGATGCTGAACGGACTTGCCGTTGCTGTATTAAGAGAGGTCTGCAGGCTGGTTCTCAATCCCGCCGAGCCATTGGTAAGACTCGTTGACGCTCCCGTGTTGAGTGATGTTCCGAGATTTGTACCGGCTGTCTGCCACTCTGACTGCAGCGTAGCAAAATACTCGTTCGAGATAGGACCGTAATTCTCCATGACCGTTGAAAAATCAAAATCGGCCATCTGATCCTGCATATACTGTTGCATGAATGTGCTGAGTGTTTCTTCACTACCGCTGTTCTCCAGGGCGTTGTGAAGTGCTTCTGAATAGGACGTCTTGACGCTCTCGAAATACTCGCCGTAGTAGTCCGACATCTTCTTTTTCAGATCCTCTGTATTCAAGCCGATTGACTCGCCTTCCGTCGGGCCTGTGATAGACTCCATAAGTTCCGTCCAGTCCTCATTAGTCATTGAATCCCAGTCGATTGCTTCCTTGATTTCCTCTGCAGTCGGTACAGAATCTTTGAAATCCTGCATAATCTTCTCTTTGGTGCCATCCGGTACCGCAAGTGCCGTCTGCAAAATCTGAGTCGCAATGTCCGTCTGAACTGCCGTATCGAGATTGAGCTTGTCTAACCCCATCCAGCTTGCCACATCAGCTGCAGTCCAAGTCTGTACGTCCGGGTGTGCCAGCAACGCATTGTTCAAAGCTGTTTCCAACTTCTCCTTCGTGCTTCCCTCAATCTCCGGCATATAACCTTGAAGTGAGGAGTCCCACGCCTCGGCAATCGTTTCCAGGTTGAACGAAGATACTCTTGCGTTAATCTCATTCAGCTGGGCGTAGTAGCCATCGGTCGCCTCTTTCACGGCCGCATCGTACTCTTCCTGCGTGATAGCTCCGTCTGCCAGCTGCAGGTTCAGATTTGTGAGCGTGAGCGTGAGTGCCTGCTCGTACTGATCCGACGCATTGCTTACCTGCGTCTGCAGCTCTTCCTGCAAAGCATTGAAACTATCCATATCCAGCTCTGCGCCGGAATACTTAATCTTCAATGTGTCAAATTCCGCATCCGTCCTGGCCTGCGAAATCTTTCCTGTGATAGCCGAAATCTGATCCTGCAAGCTCTGAATTTCTGCAGACTCGTCAAGACTGATAACGCTATCCTCTAAGGCAATATCCACTTTTCCGCTGAGTTCTTTTCCCAAGTCGTCCAGCTGTTTCTTCATACTGCCGTAGTAACTGTCGATACCGCTGGTGTCTGCGTCGGTTCCAGTGAGCAGTTTCAAAGCGACTGTCGCCTCGTAATGGTTGTTGTCAATATAGGACTGACTATCACTGATGAAGTTTTCGATTGCGCTCTTGTAATCGTCCTTCTGCAGTTCGTCCAGTTTCATTCCTAAGCTGACTTTCCAGTTCTCCTTTTTCAAGGTTGATACTGATGATTGCAGGTCGCTAAGTGCCTGCTGTGTGTCGCTGGTTGCAGTTGTGAAGGTGTTCAGTCCGTCCGTCATATCACCGAATGTAATATCACTCGCAATACTCTTGACCTCTTCCAGGGATAACTTAATCTTTCCAAAAGCATTCTTTGCCACATTTTCGCACTCTTCCTGGAACATAGCTGAAAACTGCTCCGCAGAAACCTCGCTATCGTGCATAGCATCCTGCAGAGCCTTATTCTGAAATCGTACATCTTCGATTGACAAACCGGTTGCCTGGAAAATCTTCTGAGCTTTCTCAGCTTCCTTCTGCATTTCTTCAACATTATCCTGGTACTCTTCTTTGACCTTGTTGCCCTTGATCCATCCTGCGATACCTCCGACACCGGCGCCGATTAAAGCACCGACCGCTGTACCAAGACCAGGAATTACAGAACCAAGTGCTGCACCGGCCGCCGCACCAGCTGCTACACCGCCTGCTTTCCAAGCGGCTGAACCACCGTAAGCGGCTTTCTCGTCCTTATTATCGGACTTGATAGATTTATACAAATCCATTGCACTACTTACGAGTGTTGCACCACCGGCAATCGCTCCTGCTCCTGCACCCATTCCGACTGCAGATAAAGCTCCTGCGCTTAGTGATGCTCCCCCGGCCAGGTTTCCTGCTCCGAGGTTGATTGCCAACATTGCTGACTTTCCGAGAAGTCCGGTACCCATTGCGGACGAACCAAGCATCGCTGTCCCAAGTCCCATCTCTCCGGTTCCCGAACCTAATACTGTCTTTCCTGCTTTTCCCAGGCTGATTGCTCCCTTGCCAAGACTGATAAACGGACTGGCAATCTTACCGAGCAATACCGCTGAGAATACAGACGACAAATCTGCAGACTTACCGCCCGGAAGCAGTTTGCCCGCATTTGATACCAAATTACCGAGTCCGTCCATCAACTTCGCAGATACGGCATCGAAATCAAATCCCTCTGAGAAGCCTTTGGCGAACGACGCTCCGATACTGGTTCCCTCGTCGAATGTTTCCGAGATGTCAATACCGAGCATTGTCATAACGCCGATCTTAATTCCGCTGCCGATGCCTTTTCCGATGTCTCCGGCGAAATCAGCAAATTTTGCTTTTCCTTTGGTGTCCCACCACTCCTTGAACGGATCAGCAATAAATTCATCCCAGCTCAGTTTCACCTTGCCGAGGAAATCTGCGTTTTTCCATTCTTCCGACTCTGTTAAGTCGTGGAATTTCTTCTTCATGCGGTCCACCTTTGTATCTACCCAGTCCATCATTTCATCAAGACCGGATTCAACCGCTGGCATCTGATCGGTAAGCCAGTCTGCCAGGCTTCTCACGTATGGAGATAGTCTCTCGCCAAATGAGATTTTCACTCCGTCTACTGCGCTCTGCAGTAACGTGATAGAACCCTGCAGGTTATCCATCATCGTTTCAGACATATTCGCTGCCGCTCCGTCTGCATTGTTGATGGCGTCTGCCAACTTGTTATAGTCCTCTTCTGAGGCATTCAAGATAGCAAGCAAACCTTTCTGTGCCTGTGTTCCTGCGATTGTATTTGCCAGGTTTGACTTCTGCTCAGCTGTCATACCTGCCGTAGCCGTCCTTAACTCACCCATCACATCGGATAAATCCCTGGCTTGTCCGTTGGAATCAAAAAAGCTGATGCCTAAGTCTTTCATAGCATCAGCCGCTCCGTTGGTGTTCGTCGATAATCTCGTGAATATTGAGTTGAGTGCCGTACCGGCCATTGTTCCCTTAATTCCAGTATTTGCCATTAAGCCTGTCATAAGGGCAACATCTTCTATGGAGTAACTGAGCGATCCTGCCATAGAGCCTGCATATTTGAAAGTCTCGCCCATTCCGGAGACTGTCGTGTTCGCATTTGATGCAGCCGCCGCCAAAACATCTGAGAAGTGTCCGGCATCACCGGCTTTCATATTGAACGCCGTGAGCGCATCCGTAACAATATCGGATGTCGTTGCCAAATCTTCTCCGGAAGCTGCTGCCAAGCTGAGAATACCTTCGATACCATTCAGCATATCGTCGGTTTTCCATCCAGCCATCGCCATGTAATTAAACGCCTGCGCCGACTCTTCGGCTGTGAATTTCGTGGTTGCTCCCATTTCCTTCGCCTTATTCGTCAGTTTGACAAGCTCTGTGCTGGTGGCTCCGCTTATAGCCTGGACCTGTGACATTGCGGCCTCGAAGTCCTTGTATGTCTCTATCGTGTCTTTCAGACCGATACTGACTCCCAGGACCGCTCCGACTTGGAAAATCGGATTTTTCAACAGGTTTATGATCCCTCGAACCGGGGAGGTTATGAGGTCAATCGCTCGCATTGTAACGCTCCACGTTTTCCCTGCAAAACTCCTTAACCCATTACCCAGCGTAGAGAGTACCGGACTGATTCGTTCCTTCGCTTCAAGCAGGACTTCGTACTTTTCTTTCGCCCAGCTTGCCAGGCTCTTTTCGGTTTTCTGAGCTTGCTTGTCAAACTTGGAAACTGTGTCGCTCGCTTTCTTGGCTGAACTATTCGCACTATTGGCCGCTCGTTCCATTTTCTCGAATTTCTTCGTAGCATTGGAGACTCCCGGATCGGTATTATCGACCGTCTCAATAGGAATTTCGATTCTAAGTGTTTCCGCCACCGTCATTACCTCCTTTCTGTGATTCTAGGGTTGTCCGCATAGACGCAAGCATGAACGCCTGCACGCCTTTCGGTTTCTCGTAAAATTCATCGGGGGTTATTCCTGTCTTTTGGAATATGTGATGCAACAAGCACATCTTGCCCCCGGCTTCAATTAGTTTTTTGCTACTTCCTCAATGTTGCTCTCGTAGCCGCTGAGGGTGTCGATCGCATCAATAATACGGTCTTTCTCGCCCGCTTTAAGGGTGTACTCGATTACATCCAGGCCGGACATAATCTGAAATCCTTTGCTTTCAAGCGCCTGCCATACCTTCTTGTTGTCCCATAACTTCTCTCTATC